CTAGCTCTGAGAGAGATAGGTCATACTGAGTTGTATACTGAATGTGATTTTGAGCAGAGTATGGATTTAATGGAAGATTATCTTTTATTTCAATTTGTACTTTGTGTTATTAATTATGTTCCTGCTCCTAGGTTAGTTTGTGTAGAAACTAACCCAGGACCTTTACCGAGATGCCTTTTTCAGTGTCAACATCAAGGAAATTGTGTTCCCATGTCTATTTATTTGGTTAATTGTGATTGTTTTGACCCGCAATGCCATTTATATGGTACTATTTTAAGACGTGGAGTTTCTGCTGTTGGTAATGAGAAAGAAGATACTTATTCTTATATTTATTGGTCTAATGGTGTTCTTTCCAAGACTAGTGAACAAGTATATTTTGTTAGGGAGCATCATCTTTGTATTATGCAGTTTAGTTTAGTTTCTGAGTTTATGGTTGAGAGATTGAAGCAATTTATTCCTGACTTGGATGAAAATTTCCTTCGTTTTAGGGATCCTGATACTTATGTATTGCATGAATGTGATGATGATGTTCCACCTCCTCCATTAGTTGGTATTGAGACAAATCCAGGTCCATTTGATGAATTACAATTAATATCAAATGTTCTTGAATTTGTTGGAGTTAAACCAGCTATTTGGATTTCTGATTCCTGGGGTGATTTTGACGCCTGGGAGGATGATGTTAAGAGAGTTGAAGAGGAGAAGTCAGTGTTTGTTGATCTTGTCGAAGATTTTGTTATGCGTGCTTTGTATGTTGAGGGTTCTGTTCCATTTGAATTTGAATATGAGCCACATATGAATAATGTTTTTACAAGATTGATGGGTGCTGCTTCTGATCCAGTTGGAGTTGGATCTATGGGCACTAATATTAAGGAAGCTTCGGAAAAGATTTCTGGAGCTGTTAAAGAAGGAGTTGATAAAATTTCTGATGATGGAATAAAACATGTCCATATTTTACCAGAGGAATTTTTGGAGCTTTTGAGGAAATTATCTAGTTCTTTTGATTCTTTTGCTCTGCCAGATATTTCTGTTTATTTGGATAAGTTTTGTAATTTATTTCCAGGTTTTGATACTATAAAACAGATTTGGGACTCATCTCTGGATCCTAAATCTAAATCTATTTTATTGCACTTACTGTTAGCTAGTATTAGCTGTGTTGCAGCTAAATATGAACTTAATTGGAAGACTAAGTTGATGGTTTGTGCAATTCAATGGGGCATAGTATTTAAGTCTGGAGATGAAAATTTGAAGAAGAACCTTATATTAATGCATGGTTTAGAGCTGGGAGCTCGTGCAGTGTTATTAATTATTCCTATTATTCAATCTTGGATATTAGACCCTGAGTCTGATATTGAGCCTCATTCTAATTCTATTATTGACAAAGTTTCTTTTTCTATGAAACATGTTATTCCTATTTTTGCTAAAGCTGTCATTTCTATTATAACTTTAGGAAAATGTGAGATGAAAGTTGATTCTATTTTAGCTGCTTGTAAAGAGTATAGGCAGCTTATTAATGGATATGAATTTACTGTTTCTAGTTTGGTTGATCTTGTTAGAAGGCTTACTGAGCTTTTAGCTTCACCTTTTGGTTTTAAATTGTTTAAAGAAGCATATAATGATTACCCTGAAATTTATACTATTATGGATAATTTTAATGTCACTTTAGATATTTTAACCCAAGGGAAGAAGTTAACTTATAAGGATTTACAAGCCTTTAGAGTTCAGGCTTCAGCTTTGGCGTGTCTTGAGAAGAAACTGTCTTTGAAGAGTGGAGATGCTGTTTATCAAAGTCAGGTTAGAGTTCTAAGACAGACATGCGATAGTCTGAAGAAAGCCTTTGGCTGTCAAGGTCTTAGAGCTAATAACTATAGGTTGCGTCCTTTCGTTGTTAGCTTAGCAGGTCCATCTGCCATTGGTAAGACTCCGCTCATGCGCCTTATGATGAATTGTTTAGCAAAGTTTACTAGAATTGGAGAAGAGAATATTGAAGACTTCAATGAGCACCCTGAAACTTATATACATATGTGGGCTGAGTGTGAATTTCACGATAATATGTTGCCTGAGACGGTGATGTTGGGTTATGATGATTTTGCTCAGACACGTAAGGCTGCTACTCCTGAAACTTGTCCAATGCGTAATCTTTTTGGTATTGTTAATAATGCACCTTATCCGGTGAATTGTTCTGATAATGCCAGAAAGAATACCATTTTTCATGAAGAAGAGGTAGTATTTTTAAGTTTTAATCGTGATCGTTGGAATGCAAATAATTTTCATATTTATCAGATGGAAGCTGGTCTTAATCGTTTGGGTTTGACTACTCAGGTTTGTATAAAACCTGAGTATATTTTAACTGAGGGACCGGATATTGATAAAAATTGGGGTTATACTCTGGATAAGAGCAAAGTTTTAGCAGGTAAGTTAAATCTTAAGGTTTATACTTTTAAGGTTTATAACGTGCATGATAATTCTGTTATTGAGACATTTGAAGATTTCCCTTCTTATATGCGTTATGTTGGGAGATTATTTATCCTTCATAAGCAGAATGAAATTCTTAGGATGAATGAATTATCATGTTCCTATGGTGACATGGACCTTAATCCTTTGTTGAACTTATCTGCTGAGGATCTCTTAATGTCTGAAGCCCTTATCTCGTGTTCTAATCGTGATGAAGAGATTGAGTTGTTAATTGCTGCTGCTTTGCGTGATTATAAAGCTAAAGAGAGAGAAAGAGATGATGTATTTGATGCTACTTCTGATGAGTTTAAAAATGTCTTCCACCAGCCGCTGTCCGACCCTACCAATGTATTTTGGTATGTTAGTATAGTCGATGGTATTTGGTGGCAAAAGATTTATTCTCAAGATCCTGGTTGGGCTAATTTTGTTGGAGATCACTTAAATGAGATTTTTAATTGGATGGATGGTACTTTGGAATCGCGTCTTATGAAGACGCTTCTCTGGAAGACTTTTTCACCAACTGAAATTCCCACTGATTTAAAAGTAATTTGTTCTATGTTCAGATTATTTTATCTCCGTGCAAAGGAAGCTAGTCATTTATATTCTTTAGCTTTTAGTGATATTTTTAATATTATGAAGAAGTTACCAGTTAAACAGGGTCTTAATATGTCTTTGATGGTTATACGTGACCTTGCTTATATGGAGGTTAAATCTAATTTAACATTACTTGGGGATACATGGCATGGTTTAATGACCTTCTGTAGTTTTTGGACTAGAGAAATGATTTTATTATTACCTGCTATTGTGTCTTCAGCTTATGTTATTGATGATTTAGTTGCTCGTAGTGGAGTTAGACTTAAGCAAGTTCGTATGAGACCCCGTAAGAATCCTGATTTGAAGAAGGTGGAGCCAGTTAAGAATGATCCTGAGAATCAAATTAACGCTGAATATACACCCAAGTCTGTTGATATTAATCGTATGGCTATGCAAGCTGCCAGTGTTATTCACAAGAATAATGAATATGGCGTGTTTGTAGAGCTTGATGGTAAGAAACAATGGATACAGTCTATTTTGTTTTTAGGAAGTAGGGTTGCTTTAGGGAATACACATCTAGCAATTATGTTAGATAGGGTTAATGGGAAGAACGGTGATTTAGTAATTTATTTGATGAATTACCATTCTAAGAATTTTATTCCAGTTTTATATCGTTATGTGAAAACAGTTAATAGTGGTATGTCTGATAAGACTATTTTTCTGTTTCATACTTTATCGAATGTACATACTCATAAGAATATTGTAAAGTATGTTGTTGATAAAGATTTGATTATGAAAGCTGGGATGAATTTGCTTATTTCTATAACTAGGTGTGTTCCTAAAGGTGAAGAGTTTGAAGTTGAAAGAGTACTTACTACTAGGCCATTGAGAGATGTTTCACAAGCTGCATATCCAGGCTTAGCTGATGACCAATATAGTTATATTTCTTATACAATTGATTATGCAACTAAAACTGGAGATTGCGGTGGGCTTGTTTTTATTTCTGATACAAGATATGCATCTTCATGGTATATGGTAAGCATGATTTCTGCTGGAGCTACCAAGGGTAGGTGGAGTACATCTACCCCTCTTACTAAACAGTGGGTCCATAGTATATTAGAACATGCAGAAAAATTGTTTGGTAATTGGAGTGGTCCTCTTCTTGATGATCCGCTCCATATTCCAAGTGATTCTTTTGCCTGTAGTGCTTTGCCACCTAAGTTTATTATAGAGAGTGTTGAATCACCTTGCTCGCAAAGTGATCGTACTCATTACGAAAAGACTAAGATGTTTGAAGCATTTGGACCCGCTACTAAGTATCCTGCTATTCAATCTGATTATGCAGTGGGGGATAAGGAGTATTCACCTATGTATATGGCACGTGACAAATATTGTAATAGTTCTGGTGTTTATAACCCAGTTCTTATGTCACATGCTATTAGTATGTATTTATCTACCCTTTTACCTGTACTGTTTGATCAGGCTCATATAGCTCCCTCTGTTTTTACACCTATGGAGGTTACCGTTGGGAACGGTTTTGTTGACGCTACTCCTAGAGATACTAGTGAAGGCTTTGCCTATCAGTTGAAGAAAGTTAATAAGAAAATGCTTTTTGGGACTGGTGAGGTTTATGATACTGATAATGTTTATTGTCAGGAGCTTTTAGCTAATGTCAATAGGGATATGCGACTTCAAGAGCAAGGTGTTGTAATTCGTCGTGTTGCGAAAGATTTTGGAAAAGATGAAACATTACCTATTCAGAAAGTGCTTGATGGAAAATTACGTTTAGTTTCTGGTTCAGATGTTGAAGATCTGACCGAAGACAAGTGTAAGTTGGGTTATGCAGTTTCTATGATTACTGCTAATCCTATCTTTTCAGGTACTGCTGTTGGTATGAATCCCTATTCCTCGGATTGGGATACTATGTTTCATTATTTTGATGGTTTTGACATCATTGCTGGAGATTTTAAAAATTGGGATGGTGTTGTTTTTCTGAATATCGCATATATGGTTTTATATACTATATTTTGTGCCATTTATTATAATAATACACCACGACAAAATTTAGGTCTCTATTCATTATTTGTTTCAGCTTCTACCTCGCTTCATGCAGCATGCTTTGCCATGTTTTCTGTAGTTTATGCTTGGATCTCCGGACTTGCTTCTGGTAGATTCTTTACGTTAACTGGCAATAGTATGTATGATTGTGTTATTTTACGGTATGCCATTCTTATTTGTTATTTGAAATCTCGTGGTATTAGTTATTTATCCTATAGTGAGAGTGATGTGTTAGATTTTAATCAATTAGAATCTGATATACGCATTGTCACTTTAGGAGACGACCACGTTATTGGTATAAGGAAAGGTATACAATGGTGCACTCACCAAGATATGGTTTGGGCTTTTAAAGAATTGGGTATCGTCTACACTGATGATACTAAATCTGATGAGCCTGTGAAACCCTTGCGTTCTATGTTGGAAATTACTTTTGAACAGCGTAGTTGGCGTTATTGTGATGAGCTTTGTAGGTATGTTGGTCCTTTGAATAAAAATACATTGTATAATATGTTGTATTGGACTACTACCAATGAGGCTAATATTGCTGAGGTTTTGCAAATCGTACTTGATGAGTTTAGTTTGCATGGTAAAGAGGTGTTTGAATTGGAAACTCCACCTATTATAAAGAAGACGACCGAATGCTATGGGATTTTTCCTATACGTAGTACTTGGTTGTCGTGTCTTTATTTTATTACCAAGAATGATGAGAGTTATCATTAAACCTGCGAGCTGGTTAGTGCTCGGAACCTCTAAGTTCTAAAACTGGATTATGTAAATATGTATAGTACAACTTTTAATAATTTGAGCGTTGGGGATTACAGCTTAGGTTGTTTCAATTTTGAGACGACCCCCCCCCTGGAATCGGGCCAGGATGATAACCGATATGTGCCTCATATGGAGGCACCTGTATCTATAGATACAAAAATAACTACTGAGTTTATCGATGATGGACAAACTGCGATTCGGACTTTTAAAACGAGTCGGCATGATGATAAGTATAATGGTTCTTTTCAAGATATTAAGGATTTTATGGCGAAGCCTCATCTCATTACTCAAACTACTTGGACGACTAGTAATTCTGCTAATACTGTTATTTCTGGTACCTCTACTACTCTTGGTTCTTACCTCAGTTCTGTCACTGAGTGGGCTAATAAGTTACAAGGTTTTAACCTATGTAGAGGGACTGCTGTTTTAAAATTAGTTTTGAATGCTAATCCTTTTCAAGCTGGGATGTTGCTTTTACATTTTATTCCAAATGTTACTGAAAGACAAACCGGGACTGAAGCTATGTTTAATTGTAGTTTATCTACAAAAGTACAACAACCTTCAATAGCAATAGATTGTAGAGATTCTGCAGTTGAGCTTCGTATACCATATGTAAATGCTTATAATTGGTATGAAATTAAAGCTCAGCTACATGATTGGGGAACTTATTATGTTTCTGTTTTATCTCCCTTAACCACTGGTGATTCAACCCAACTTACTGCTGATGTGTCACTTTACCTATCTTGGGAAAATTTTGAGTTGGCTGCACCTTTGTGTGCTCAGGCTAATGATGTTTTCTCAAGTAAGCGTTTAGTGTCAGATAAGGAGCAAGAGGCCGTTGGAGCCGGTAGGCCTATATCTAATGCTTTGAGAGTTGCTAGTAAAGCTGCTGATGCCATGACTGGTGTCCCAGAGATTTCGGCCTTTATGGGTCCTGTCTCTTGGGCGCTGGATGTAGTATCACAAGTTGCTTCTTTCTTCGGTTTTTCTAAACCTATATCACAAACTGTTACTACTTATGTGGTGGAAAATGCTAATAGGTATCAAGCTACGAGCGATGGCGCAGATATAGCTTATCCAACTTCTTGGAGAACTGACAATAAAATTAAACTTTTGGAAGATGTCACCATCCGTAAAGAGGATGAAATGTCTTTTGCTTTCCTTAAGAAAGTTGAGACCCTTTGTCTTCCTGGTAACAATACTTCTTATAGTTTAACCTGGTCAGATTCGGCTGCATCAAATACTTCACTTGCATCTAGTCCTATTTATGTGCTCCCCACTGGTTTGTATTATTCTAGTACTACCACTGATGGAGCACATGTTACTACATGGCATGCTGGTAATCCAGTTTATTATCTTTCTCAGTATTTTTCTCATTGGAGAGGTTCTTTTAGACTCCGGATGAAATTTGTTAAAACACAATTTCATTCTGGTCGTCTCCAAGTTACTTGGACTCCTGGTGAAACTAATCTTACTGCCCCTGATACGTCTACAGCTGTTCTCTCTTTGAGAGAGATAATTGATATTCGTTATTGTGATGAAGTAATATTAGAGTTACCTTATTTAATTACTAGTCCTTACCTTCCTGTGTTTAATACTGATGCTGCTGGTGGACATTCTGGTCTTTTAGATGTTAGAGTATTAAATGAGCTCAGAGCTCCAGAAACTGTTTCTTCTAGTATTGAGATTTTAATGTTTTGGTCTGCTGGTGATGATTTTGAGTATAATGGAGCCTGTACAACAGGCAGGTATTTTCCTGCCTATATGGCTCATTCTAATAATATTCTTGATACTGTCATTGGTGATCAAGTTATCCCAGCTCCTGACACCTGTCCTGCTGACGAATGCTTTGGTGAGATGTTTTTCTCTGTAAAACAATTACTTTCTAGATATTATTTGGTACAAACTACTAAGTCACTTACCAGTTTTACTGTGCAATTCTTCCCTTGGTTTACTACCCTTTTGGGTTCTACAACCACTGGATTGATTTCACCTAATACTGGTGGTGATCCTTATAATAATATCTCTGCTATGTATGGTTTTTACAGAGGTTCTGCCAGAGTGTCTGTCGCTTCAGGTGCGGCTGCTGAGATTACGTTTGCTAATCTTATTAATACTACTTTTAATGGTTCTTCTGTGGCCCCTTATGATTTATCTTCTTTTACTTATCTTATTAATGCTGTTAGCACTGGTAGTGCTTTGAATAATACAGCTCGTGTTTATGATAATTTGAAGAATTATTGGGCTTATAATATACCTTATCTTTCTAAAACCAGGTGTTCAATGGTTCAATTGGATAATACTGGTACATCCACTGCTTTTACTTCTGGTGGAGCTCCGTCTACTTCTATTCAGATGGCCTCTATCACTACTCAGTGGTCCAGTCTTGCTGTTAGTAGAGCATTTGGTGATGATTTACAGCTTTCTTATTTTATAGCTGCACCACCTCTCTACATCAGTAATACTTAGTTATTTTTGTAAATTTTGTAAATTTTCGAACCCTTCGTGTCGGGTTGCATTTTTGGACACGGCTTGTATGTTTGGTCAACATACATGTGCTTTTTGACTGTTCACCGCTATGTTTAGTGTGGTGTTCTGTATATTTAAATCTAGACAGAGGCTCCTTTGTAGGAGTTATTCCAAGAACTGTTGTTTTAGTCGTAATTTATTACGAGGAATTTTCGACGGCGATTGATGAAATCCTTCGTGATTAATCACGTGAGATATTTTTCTAATGGCCGTTACAGTCGGCTATTAGACTGGTATTTCTTAAGCGTGGTTATTGGAGGCGTATGAAAACGCGTTAGGTATGCCCGTGTGTTTTTACCATGGTCATACGTTTTAAGAGCAAAA